AAATCATGCCGTCAATAGTATCAAACTGCATGTAATTTTCAAAGGTACCAAAATCGGTGAATGAAAGTTTGTTAAAGTTAGGAATATTAAGCAAAGCAAATTTGGAAAAGACCAGTCGGGTGTTCTCATTGTTGAGAGTTTTCGAAAGGTCTCTAGCTGCTGACGAGAACGTGTAAAAGGTCCCGCCGTCTACTTGCGGTGTTCTGATTAAAGGCGTCGTTGCCATCTACATTCTATTTTTTACGATACGGTATATCCTGTTCCTCCAATTATATACCAATCTCCATTTCCAGTGCCATCATCTACACATAATAGATGAACTGTCTGTCCAATGCCATTCATAGATATTGTAGTACCACTGCCTTGTAAAACGAAATTAAGTCCAGGGCTCGTGATTTCAACTTCACCACCTGCAGCACCTGAGTAGACAAAGAATATTTCCTGTCCTATTTTACCATCCCATAATTCTATTTGTACTGGAGTACTTCCTGAATTAGCAACTCTTTCTATGGTGTACGGTGGAAGAGCTGTACTCGTCCCAACTGAAATTGTACTACTTGCAGCAAAAACATCATCTAAAGTCTGGGGGTCTACATTATTTCTGGTTAGACCGCCTCCGTTAAGATTTATATCACCACCCTCTACATTAACATTTGATATTATATCAAACGTGCTAGCATTAATATCCAACCTAACCGTTGAAAGACCTACTCGCAATGCGTCTGTCTGTAAATTATTAAGGTTAGTGATGGTTCCTGCAGATGGAGAGAAGTACACTTCCATCGAATTAATTTCATTAGCCAGAATGTTAAAATTATCATTTATGACTATACGTGATCCGGATAAAGAATCAGTACCGAGAATTTCTGTTACGCTTATTGCCATTACTTTCTATTTTATTATTAAGATATTTTTCTCTTTGGTATATTTATTACCATTTGTATCTTCAAGTTCTAACCCTATTTTATATTTCCCCGTGTCTTTAAAGAGGTAGGTTAAGTATTTACTCTCAAAATATATATTAGAGTCATTTGGATCTGTAGTATTAGTTATTGTCCACTTAGGGTCCGTCTTTCCTGATATCTTACAATTATCATAAACGAACATTATCCAAGTCATTCTTTGTAAAGTTTTACCGTCAATAATAAACTTAGCTGTATTCCAAGTAGGATTGCTAGCGGTACTCTGTCCACTTCTATAAATTATGCTCTCGCACCCAGTAGCAGAGACAGGGAATCCTGTAACAGTAGAGGCACAGATCCTATCCCCTACATTATCAACAATGTCCACATCTTTAAAATCTCCATACTTACCAAAGTACCTAGCAACACCTTGTACAAATATCTGCTGATTAGATGCATCTAATACAAGATTGTAAATGTACTTGTGTATGATAGGATCAGTGCTTAAGTTAAGTTGATTAACAGCTTCTCGTAAAGTATTTGTAGATGCATCAAAATAATGTTCACCTACATTACCTTCTAAGTCTGTGATGTCCAGGTAACTGTTAGGAATAACTTCTGCAAACTGAAAGAATGCAGGGGTATCTCCAGTAGTCGAAGTCATATCCCACCATAAGTGGCAAGTATCATTCCAATCTCCAGTATCTAAGTTATCCCAGAAATAAGGTCCTCTCCAACTGACATTTCCGTTATCTTGCCAATTTAAGATTGTAAAATTAGGGTTCACCCCTAGCCCAAAATTATTAAGGATAGCATTAACTCTATCTAAAGATTCATATAAACTGGCTTGTTCCTCTTCCCATGTAGTGACAGGAGGTATGGGCAAGTCCCAATAAGAACCATAATCCTTCCAAATATATTCACCCTCATCGTGCCATGTATACTCACACTTACGTGATTGATACCATCCTAAGAAATCTACTTCTCTTCCTTCTATACATATCTCATCTAATTTAACTTGAGTAGAGATATTATTATAGAGATCAAATAACCTCATTTCTACCGAGTAGTTACCTATCCACGGCAAGATTAGTGGAAGCTTATCATAATCAGGTAACGGTCCTCTAATGTTATAGTAATAAGCTGGAGTCTCATCCTTGTCTTTGTAAATAGTCCACTCAATTTCTTGAAAATTACCTCTTAAAATACTGTCCCAGGTAAATAAAAGTGTTCCAGGTACCTGTTCTCTCAAGAACTGAGCACTACTGAGAGGGGATGCTTTGGTAAGAGTTATTTCCAATAAGTTAGAAGTTGTACCCCACACTCGTACCACTGGACCGCTTGTAGTATTTGGATCTGAAATATCATAAAAGATCCAAGGAAGAACATAAGTGGTTCGTAAAGTCATAAGCTGTGTGAACAGTGCATCTCTTACTATGGTTGCTGTGTCTCCAGGTGCAGCTGTGTAAGAAGCACCAGTACCAGTTGCAGGATCGGTAATTGTAAAAGTATCACCCATAGAAGGACTTACCGGTTCAAAATCAAAATTGTGATATACTCCGTTATCTAATTGAAACCAAGTAGAGTTTACATCATCCCAAGTTAATTTACCAAAACTGGTATTTTCCAAGACGATTGGTGCTCCTACTGGAATCCCTGGCTTATCCGGAAGTCTGTGTGAACTTTCACCATCTACCCAATCTAAAGTATTGATGTTAGGGGCATACCTACTAAAATATGCGAGGTAAACATCAGACAGCTCCTTAATTGTAAAATCATTTCCATCTACAGGAGGTCCTAAGACACCATGTGGATCTGGTCCTATCGGAGGCAATGGAATGCCCTCACTAGTATCACAACCAATAATACAGGACCCAACTATACCACTTCCTACAACACAACAATCTTTATAAGGACCTAATACTAAATTTTGAGGGTAAGGGCAGAACCCAGTAGTATCTGGATAAAGTAAACAACCTATGTCTCTTAAATCTTGGATGAGGTTACAACCTTCAGGCGTATACTTAAAGTCAGCATCAATGCCAGCAATAATACTGTTAGCATCATTTCTACTGATGGTGTTAGTAACTTCCTGCAGACCGAAAAAATCAGCCTCTCCTATGATGTCTTTAATGTGGGCATTAAGAGGAAGAAAATCCTTTTCTAGTTTTTGCTTAAGACCGTAAAGTTTAATTAGAATTTCTTCTATGGAAAATTCAAAGACCTCTTCAGTTTCTGGCAAATCTTCATCATCAAATGTATCTGGGATTATCTTGTTTATTCTGTAAATCAAACTAAAGAGACTAGTTTTCCTAAACCTCTTATTAGGGAGCGTGATGGACTTATCATTGTAATTAACATTTGGATCAAATGCATGGATAGGGTTGCTCTGTATATACATTCCGTACATAGGTGAAGTTTTATCCACATTTTTCCAGTATTCTTTAATGCTAAGATTACCGTACCCAAAGTATTTAATGACATTTACAAGTCCCTTATAAGATCCCAAAAATGTATAGATGTTTTGAGCTTCCATCATCATCTCCTTTCTCTTGAGATTAAGTTCTTGCCAATCTGGTAAAATTTCATTAATATCAGTATCCTTAAAGATAGATGAATCGTTAGCCAAAACCTGATATCCAAAATTCTGGCACATTACTTTTAATCTTTCATCTTCTTCTACGGTCTCTCCGTATATCATGAACTCTGCCACTAACTTACCAGTGCTCTCATCTCTGATGTATAGCATTCGTTTGTAAGTATTACCTTCTGCTGGGTGATCACCAAGAATGGAAGAACATGCAATGTTTACAGCTAAAACTTCAGATGTGATTATAGAAGTTTCTAAAAATCCTTGGGTATTGTAAAATTGATTAGGATCATAATCTAAGTGAACTTTGATCTCATCATAAATTTCAATTAAAGGTTTAGGTGTTTCTTTACAAGGTTCTCCATAATCGGCTTCATATTGAAATAAGAATAATTCAGTAGGATCTATGTCTTTCCATTCTAGGAGCCAACCTCCAGCACCAGGTTGCCCAGTTCCTCCTGTAGAACCTGGTCCTCCGCCTGACGGTTCCATGTCATGAGGAAATCCAAATTTTTTGATTCCGGTATTAGTGTCAATGAATTCTTCTAAGATGAAGATTTGAGCCACCTCATACAAACCTGTAGAAACTTTAGGTAAGTAAATGTCTCCAGTCCAGATATCTCGGGATTCATCATAATCAAAATTGTAATATTGTCCATTTTTATCAAAGAAATGTAACTGTTTCCAAAGGTTCACTAAGTTTAATTTATTTTTTGATAATCCTTAGGTACGGCATAATTGAAATAAACTCTAATGTACTTAACCATATTAATGTACTTAACCATGATAGGTTGTAAGTACCTAGTCAAGAAAGTATCCATGTTAGGATTCTTAAACATATAAGTTGAAAGAGTCTTCTTAAATAATTCTGATCCATAATCAAAACCTAAATTCTTTAAATCTTCCCAGTGAGTATACGAATATTCATATAAGCTTGGAAAGCCAGTTCTTCTATTCGGTCCTTTGTCAATCATTAATTATTTTTATTTACTTGTCCACCAATACTCTTCATAGTTGGAGTCCCTTCTAATCTTCCTGTATTCTGACCCGGAGAATTTTTACCGTCAGCTATTGTGGTTCCTCTATTTCTTCTAAGATTATTAAAGTTCTTTTGTTGAGTCTTCGAATAAAGATCATTAGGTATGCTAGCTTTAAAGAAGATGTTAAGTGAACTTAGTTTATTTTTGTCTGGGTAAGTTTCATAATAATTACCATTCCTATCTTCCCAACCACCTCTAATGATTGCCAACTCATCATTATTAATTACAATATCTCCAAAATCATCTAAGCCTAAAAGAGGATCTTCTATCGTATTACCTTCAGGTCCTTTCTTTAGTTCTATTTTTTTCTCTTCTATTAATTGCATTTGATCGGTTGCAGGATCCATCCTATAAACAGGTACGGTATAGTACCCATCCCTTATAGCCTTTTCGTTTTCTTCCGAGATGAAAAATACATTTACAGAATCCACACCTTCTACATTTTCAATAATCGAAATGAGATCAGATCGAGGTACCCTATCTCTCCTCTGAACATTTAAAAAATACTGATTCAATTGGTTTTGGATGTCTGCACCCATTGCTCCCTTGTCAGCATTTTCAAAATAACGAAGGACAATGTTAAGAGCATATTTTTTGATGATAGGATCTTTTATCCTTACTTCTGCGGTTACGACCTGTCTTCCGCTTTCATTTAAGATGTCCAAGACCATCTCCTTTTCTTCTGCGTCAAGACTAAATTCTTCTGTAGGGACTGTGAAGTATGTCTTATCACTGGTCAATTTCTTTTTGATATCTGGTATTAAAAATAGATAAATGATGTTATCATCTGCTATGTACTCATCATCTTTAGTATTATATGCATCTATGAAAGAAAAGAAATCATATTTACTTAAGTAATAAATGTAATTATTAGGATTAGCTAATACAAACGATCTACTTGAATAGGGTGCAATCAATCTCGTAAAATCAGGATCTTCTGTATTGCTCCCAAAATTTGGGGATCGTAGTACATTAATTTGAAGAACTTCACCTAAGTCCACGTCTTGGCCTAAGAAGTCTGCACCCGGATCTTCAAATTTAAACTTTAATCCCTTTCCTCCAATGTTGCCATTAGAACCGTTAGTCTTAAGATATTCAACTTTGATGACAGCACCTAAAGGTGGTATCTTACCAAATTGATTGTTACCAAAGAAAATATCTAAACCGCCATTCATTCCTGTCATGACCATACACTTAGTATCATTGTAATTCATATCATAAAGTGATTCTACGAGTTCAAAATTTTGACCATCCACTTTTACTTTGATGTTAAAATTATCAGTAGCACTCTTAGTACTCAGTGAGAAACTTTGGAGGGATGTACCGGTGCCTGAAAAGGTCTGCTCTTCAATCTCTCCTTGTAATATTTCTACATTGACCCACTCTCGTGAAGTCTTCTGTAATCTAATGTAAGGACTGTCAAACTTAAGTAAATATTTGTACCCATTATTTTCTATCTGTACTCGAGTTCCTTGGGCTATATCTACAAAATCACCTTCTACTAAAGTAGCTGCGTTAGCATTCAATCTTAACCCAATCATTCCTATTGCCGAGATACCCCGGGTAGGATTATGTCCTGTCAAACGTGAAAGACCATAAATAGATTCAATATTTCGTGCTTGTGCAATGTTTAATTCAGTAGAGGCAGCTTCAATATAAAACATTATCAGTTCTCCCATATTGGAAACTACTGTTAAGACTTGTCCAAAGGGGGAGGATGGTGTAAATACACTCTTAGCCTGATCATAAGTCCTCTGTAAGTATAAATAAGAATCTTCAAATAATTCTGTTGCTTTAATTCTTGTCTTACTAAAAAATGACATTCATTCAATTTATTTTAATATAGCACTCCTACTACTCTTTTATCATTAACAATAATATCAATGAAACAACCATTTCTATTCTCGGCTGTGAAATACTTAACATGTACATCAACATTAAACCCATCATATCCTGTTAAACAATATTCTACTATCTGTTGACCAATTTTATTTCTAATGATATCCTCATTATTCGTTATAGAAAAAATGAGACTATCTAAATCACAACCAAAATCTTCAGCCCCCAACACTTCAGTCTTATTAGTAAAAAGTGTATTTTCAATCTTAATGATTAAATCATCTAATGCTTCATCTACCTCTAACCTCTTTTCACTGTACTTCGGTGCATCGGTGTCACGGCTATAAAAATCTTTGATCTGAGGCATGAAGGTTAACTTTTATTATATATTCGAGGACGGAGAAGAGTGGATATTAACCTGTAAAGAAATAATCAACACCTTCATCGCCCTTAATTTCTTCTACGACTTCTTCTAATTCTGTCTGACCTTCATTCATTACCAAATCATAATTTATTGTAATGTTTCCTGGTAAGTTAAAATTAAAGGTTCCTAAAATTCTAGAAAGTTGAATTTTTGCTTTAGCAATGCAATATCTAATGAATGCCTCATCTTGGAATAAAGCACAATCAGGTATGGTAGTAAACACTTGAAAAATAACATCATTATCAGGAAGCTGTCCAGTGAACCTAAACTCATGAGTTAGGCGATTATATGTATAGCCTATCTGTGCTTGTAAAACCTGTCTGGAATTATCTATGAATTTAGAATTAATGACATAATACATAAGGTTATCACTACCTATACCAGCTCCATACATATCACTGTAAATAAACTTATCTATAGAAAAATCTATATCTCCAGCAGAAAAACTAGTAGAACCAAAGCCACCATCTTCACCAGAAAAACCGCCTATTTCATAAACAGCATTTACAGCATAAACTTGTTTGGGCATCGGTACAACGCCACGTGTACTCTGTAAGTTTGTCTTGCTTAGAGTATCTGATTCTGGTTCATCTTCTAACCCTCTCTTAAATGATTGTTTAAGAAAGGCAGACTTAGGTAAAGCAATGTACATTTCCTGTACACTATCTTCATATATCTTATAGAAATATTTTTTTGCTCTACCGACAATTCTAGCCAATTCTTTCTTGGGAACTGTGAATGGAATTTGACAGGCTATTGTCAGCTCATCATTAATCTCTTGAATCAATTCTTCTAAACATTTATTTTCTGCGGGATCACAATCTGTAAGTGCCATCTTTTATCTTATTTTTTCATATTCAATTATATCTGTATCAGATGATATCCTAGCATGATTAGTAACTTTACCTTTTCTAAAAATTCCACCGACCATCTCTCCACTAAAAACACCCCTCATACCAAAGATGAAACAATCTTCTGTTACCACATTTCTATTGACATAGGAATCTTCTATCTTTGAAGCTTTTATTAATGAAGATCCAAAGATGTTACATTCTTTAAGAGATGAATCATTAATGTCTGAAGAAAAAATATCACAGTTAGTAATGTTACCTCTAACTTTACAATCTACTAGGTCTATTCCTTCTACCGCAAAACACCTGGGTAGGTCAGCATCTTTGAGCTGAAGTCTTCCTAAATCACTGTCATAATTTATCCACCCTTTTTTAAGACCCGATTGAGTAATGAGTTTGAATATTTCTTCTCGCATTTTAGGATAGTACATTTCTACGATTTGCTGAGAAGAATTCAAATCTACTAGGAGTTTTATGTCAGGGAACTTTTGGTGAAACATTCCAAAGGACTTATACCCTTGAATTACATCTTTGTGTTTTTCAAGAATAGCATCTAATGTGTTTATATCTTCTTGTGTATAAGTAGGATTTAAAAGAGATTCATATAGAGATAAGATAAAATGTTCAGCCAAACTCAGTATCTTGTGGTACTTCTGTTCATAATCTTTACCACCTATGTATCTAAATTCAATATAACCTTTAGGAACCTTGGAAAAATTCACCCCGTAATATTTTTCACTAACGAACATGTAATTTTTAGAAAGAATCTTTTCTGGGGATTGTTGATGGAACCCACTAAGAGGAACTATGAATTTGATAGACTTAGCATAGACAGAATTTTTACGATCTGGGAATTCTTCGAAAACTTTATTCTCATCAAAATTAAGAACGAATTTTCCAATGTCTAGCCTAGAGACATTAACTTCAGGACCTAGAGCCTTTCCATCAAAAGCAATGTTAAGATGAATAGAACACTTATCATTTGTAGACCCATTCTCCTTTATCCACTTAAGAGTCTTAGCTAACACTAATTTAGCTTCTGTAAATGGAAGAGGACCCGATACAAGTTCTATCATCCCAGTGCCTCCGGACTTATCTGGTTCTAATTTGAAAGTTTTGTCGGTGGGAATAAAGTCGCTATGTGCCTTTTCTTCTATTCTTATTCTTTTGTCCAGAGATTCCGAAAGTCCTGATCGGACTTCATCTAAATCTTGTTTTGAAAAGAATTCAAATTCTAAACCAATCTTGGAAAAATGAATAGCATTTAATTGCTCATTAGTGTACATACATTACTTGAATTTTTTTATATATTTCAATTCAAGTCTGTATAAATTTAAGCTAAAGCCATAGAAACTTTTTTCTCTACAGCATTGACACCTTTGATCCTTACAGAAATAATGTCACCCTTAGAAATTTCTACACCTTTTAATTGAGTCTTATGAATTAAGCCACTGATGCCCTTTTCTAATTGCACAAAAGCACCGTAATTTGTTATCTTAGTAATCTTTCCTTTTACCTCTGAGAAAGGTGGGTATTTTTCTACCGCTACATCCCAAGGATCTATGGGTGCACCTGTTTGGGTAAGTATAATTTTTTTCTGATTAATGATTTCTTTTACCCAGAAATTTAGTTCATCTCCAGGTTTAATATCTCTGTTGTCAAACTCTTCTTTAGAATCTACTAATTCAGCTTTAGGAATGAGTCCTGTCAGACATTCATTAAATTCAGCAAAAACACCAAATGCAGTAGTACCTGTAACGAACCCAGTTATTTTTTCTTTTAAGTTACCTCTAAGATCTTCTATTGCCTGAGGAATTTTAGTCTGAAGATATTCTCTACACGAAACGACGATTGTTTCTTTTTCTTTAGAATAGGTTATGGGCATTACTATAATCTGCTGTCCTACAAGGGATTCAAAGTTATGAAGTTTATTCATCCCAGCTAAAGATCCTGGCATAAATGTTTGTATGCCTGATACTTCTACCCAATAACCACCGTGTATTAGTTCTTTAACAGTAGCAGTAAAAGCGAGTGATTTGTTATTAATAGCTTCTAATATTTCTCTACGCTTACACTCTTCAAAGGCTTCAGAAATACTAGCTGAAACTTCTCCATTCTTTTTAGGTTTGACTTTGATGTCTATATTCAACCCTACTTTAAGAGCATCTATTATTTCTTGAGGTTCCTTACCTAAGTTTATATAAGCTGTATACTTAGAACCTATATCCACTAAAGCTTCTCGGAGAGTGCCATCTGGATTCTTCATAAGATGAGTTATTTCACCCTTAGTAAGATGGGCTATATTTTCGTGGGTGTAAATGTCTTTCTCATAATCAGATACGACACCATACATCTCTAACATCTCTGGAGCATAGGGCTCAGTAGATATTAATTTAACTCCTTTTGGTAATTTGACTGTGATTACTTCCGTATCAAACGGATCCTCACTTTTTTGAATAGTTATCTGTTGTTCAATCATTAAGTATTAATTAAAGCGTATACTTGGAATGTTATTTATTATTTTATACACTGTGGATGAGTTTGTTTAAGAATTATGCAATTAATATTAAGTTACTGTTCCAACACCAGCTCCAATCCCAGCTCCAGTGCCTGTGCCTGCTACTGGAATTGCTCCAGCTGCTCCCACAACAATTGTATTAACGGCTGTAGTAACAGCAGTGTTAACAGTTCCTGATCTGATGAATAAGTCTATAGCTTGAGCGATAGCTGGGGTAGCTTCATCCATGAGTACTTTAGTAACATCTGTTGATATGTGTTCAGAAAGAGATGCTGCCCATTCTTTAGATGTTTCGGTCCACACCTGTTTCTTATAAGCACTTACATTAAAGTCCGACTCAGCTGGGTGGGCTCTGATCCACTTATCAATCTTAACTTGAACTTCATATAGACTATTCTCATTAGTACTTACCTTTTTCCAGTGTTCATCAAGTGCTTCTTCTAAAGGCTTTTCGATCTTTTTAAATGCTAATTTTAATTGATCTTCTAATATTTTTACATCTAAAGCCATAATCTTTTATTTAGTTTTTACAATAGGCGGACCTCCACCAGTACTTAATTGCGCGGGAGTCATAGGCATTATAGAAGGTGTAGTAGGGGCTCCCAAATTTCCAATGTGAGTGTGGGAATTAAAAAGTGTCATAAACGAATTACCTAAAACGACATCTTCAGTGGCTCCCTTCCCTAATTCAATTTTTTGTGCTGCATCTATAATAACCTCCGGAGATTTGACCGTAACATTAGTTGATGTTTCAACGGTTATGTTACCATCATTCAATAATTCAACCTTATCTCCATTAGGATTTTGTATGATTATAGAATTATCCGGTAATATATTTATTTGGGTCTCTTTGTAGTCCATCATGAGCCCTTTCTCCTCGGTAAAATAAATCTTTACACCGCCTTCAGTGGTTGTATCATATATGAGGGAGTGAGCATTATCATAAGATCCTTCAATCTCAGCTTTAAGATCATCTGATGGATAAATGTTATAGTGATAGGTTGGGGAATAAATGTCACCATTATCAAAAGTGACTTGTACTACTGCTCCTACTTTAGGTGGGGATATCATCCCTCCTCCAGTATCACTTCCACTAGTTAAAGAGTTTCCTGGTCTAGCCCAAGGTAACTTATCAGTGGGTATATCATCTAACTTACCATGTACCTTAATTTTACACCTTCCTTCAAATAAGGGGTCTGCGTTATCTTCTACTACACCTACCCACTGTGTGCCGGTTAAGTTATCCCGTTGAAATTCTCTTGGTCCTATTTTCATTAATCATCATGTATATTGCTAGGTTCTAGCGGCCCTGGGCCAGGAGGGCCAAGTCCTAATATATTTTCATTTCCTTGAAGTGTTCCGTGGAAATTTATATCTGGGTGGATATTTTCACCTATCGCACCTGCTATTGTAGTACCTTCGGATTCTGCTAACTGTGCAGCAGCTCCTACTGCTAAGTTTGTCAAAGCTTGTGGATTATTTATGGCAGCTCTTATCTCACCCTGTAGGCCGTGAACTCTGCCTAAGACGACGTTCTGCCCAAATGATTTAGCTAACCCGCCAACCGCGGATGCTAACCCAGTCACCTGTCCTGCCAAAAATCCAGCCGCACCACCTAGACCTCCTTCTACATCACTGCCGCCTTTATGCCCCTGTACTGGATCAGAACCTATTGCAGTATGTTCCTTAGATACATGTTCACCAGTTTTGTCGGTACCGGTAGAATCTTTCATTTTACCAAGATCTTCAATTTTTTCCGGAGGAGGAAGCTCATCATGAATCTTAGAAGTATCCAAACCGGAAGGCTGAGGTGCTGGTTCAAAATGCTTTACTGTATTATTTTGCTTGCCCTTCTTGTTCATTACTGGAACACCTGATCCATAATCAATTTCTTCTCCGTATTTGTAGTTTGTCAAAGCTTTCCCAGCAGCTTTATTTGCATCCACAACAGTATCTATCTTTCCCTGGTTGGCGTTTGAAGGAGTTTTTTTCCCAATATTGTGTTGATGTGCCATATCTTCATCACTTGGGAAACTATCATCACTCCATAGCTGCTGACCTAAACCAGAATAAGATCCTATTGTCTGTATGTTACCGTAACCGATAAGCATACTGGTAGATGCAAATTCTCCACTCTGATTATTTACAGTATCAAATACCATAGCTCCACATGATGCATCGAACTCACACTCAGACAACTTAAATATAACTGCTGACGAATTAAAATTCAAATAATCCTGTTGAGTAAGTTTGTAATATTCTCCAGATTCAGGACTTTGACCTGGAATAACTTTATCACCTGTACCCCCTGGTCTTATCACATTTTTAAAGTTCCTTACTTCTTGTACTATAATCTGAAGATCAAAGTGTCTTAGGTTTTCTGGCACTACATATCTCCGATACCTAGAATCCCATACAGCCATTCTATATAAATTGAAAAGAGCTGTCATCTTAAGATCAAGAGCTTCTAAACAACCTATTGTTATACCGGCCCCTTCTTCTGTTCCTACGAATGGATCCTTTGTAGACCCATCTTTTATCCAAGCCTCATTTAAACCGGATATGGTTTGAAAATAATATTTCCTTTCTGTTTGTATCATCTGAAAACCTGATATAAAACTCCAAAGGTAATTAGCACGCGTAGGATCCCTTCTTTGGAGATAGCCTAAAGCCGTATTCGGTCCTGCATCGGAGAATGTGTTAGTAAAAAGCCCCTCTTGGTTTCCACCAAACCAAAGATCAAATCCTAAATAAGTTGGATCATCTAAAAAACTAACGCCATAGCTGCCCCCAACATCACCTGGATATTCATGTATAAATTTCTTCCTTATAGAATCTCTGTGTTGATGATATGCTAACATTCTGAAACATTTATTTTATTATTTATTAGGTAGACGGATAGAACTCTCGACGCAGTAGGTGTAATCTCATTCTCATTGGCCCAGGTTCTCTATAAATGTACTCCATGCCACCTATGACATAAAACCCACTTAAAAAATCATTAGTCACAAATGGAGCTGCTGCGTCCTGTTCTGCTGTGCTCTCTCTTTGTGCTGCATCCTCATGAGGAGTACCTTCATCATCTGCATTATTGACAGCAGTAAGGGTATTTTGAGTAGGGGTTGCATATTCTACAATGTAACAGTAAATGCGTGTGTAACGAAGAAGGGCTGGGTTTATAGTATCTAATTCAACCGTCATTCCCATTTTATGTATCTCTTGATTATTCTGATAATTCTGTACTACACTGTACATAAAATCTGTATATGTATTTTCACTCTGTTTACCCAAGTACTTGTAACGTGTTTGAGTATCAGCTATTCCTTCAGGAATCTTTCCACCCGGAGGTCCAACAAACCTTCCTTTAAGAGGTATCATCCCAGGAGTATTAGATGTCAAAGGGTCAACAAATTCACTAATGAATTCCTTATCAGGAAGAGCCCACCACTGAGCGTACCTCTTATATCCATTAGCATTGGATATTTCCCCGGTATTATTTATCATTTGATACTTGCCCAGATATCTTGAACTCCCTTGCATCTGTACAAGGTTACTTAAGTAATTTGGAAAATCATCCTGTTCTCCTGAATTATCTTGTTCAAAAATATCACCGGCATTTGTGCTAAATCCTTGACTCGCTTCTATAGCACCCTCTTGACTAAATAAACGATTAATATCTACTAATGAGAGGTAGTAATAAGGATCAATGTAAGCTTGGAAAAAATGTTCATCATCCAAATAAGAATTGGCTACGACATCTTGTATAAATTTTTCTCTTGTATCATTAGGGTTTATCCACACCATATCATCCGCTGTATCTTCTACATTAGATGCATACCCTAACTCAAGAGCTTCAGCTACACCAAGTAAAGAATTCCAACTGGTGCCTTCATAAAATTCTGTAAATTCATTGTATAAATTAGGTACTAACATCTTACCTTCAACTCTCCACTTATTAGCAGCCTCTTTAGTATTACCGCCTATAGGATAGCAATCCGTTATAGTAAAATCTATCCTGATAGGTTTGAATGTAGTCTCTTCACCCTGAGATCTGATGTTAAGCTGTATAACATCCCCGTCCTTAGGAAAATATCGTGACATAAAGAGAGTATCCCTATCTTCAAAACTAACACTCATAGTAGGTACAAAACCTGTAAGATTAAGATTGAAAGAAATGAGCCTATCCGTTTGTACCTCATAAGTATTAATGCGAATTAGAGGTATTGCCATCCCAAGAAATTTGGAAGGTTTTTCTTTGATAGTGCCTAACCCACTCTCCCCACTTTCTACATCTGGCATCTCCATAGGATCCAACATGATAGCAGGTTCCACAACTGTTAATATGTTTCTTTCTACTGCTGTACTCATTACCCTTTACGTGTATTAAGGTTTTGTCCTAGTTTAATCATTTTATCTTCAAAGACTTTCGCTTTCTGTCCTTGTTGTAACATGTTAGGTGGAAGGGGTGTTTGGACACCGTTCTTTTTAGTCTTAGCTTTTTGTATCAACCTATCAATTCTGTTCTGGTCTGTCTTACTTTGAACAGCCGTATCAATGTATGGTTTAATAGTACTGCTAATCCGGGTGAGTGGTTTTGGTCGCGTATATACTTTATCAGGGGAACTAAGTACAGGTATTGCTAATACATCGCCCTCTTGTAAAGAAAAGGGATTGAAAATGTTATTAATGACACATAATGCATCTACATATTCGGCTGTACCAAAGTATAAAATTGAGACAAGATCAGGTCTTCCTACTTGGTCTTGGGTCACATAGTGTATGGCTTTAATTCCTAACTCAGCATCGTACTGAAATGTCACTGCCGATAAATCCCAATAATTTTCACCATCGTGGTCATCGACTAATTTGTTCTTAAGTGTTAAAGATTTAATATTCATTATGAATCTACTATCATTCCTATCATATTAGCAACATACTCTCCATTGGTTCCACTCTCATCTCCAATCTCCCGTTGAGAAAAGGCATTTGACATATCTATGTCTCCTGGGCTGTGTGCATTAACATTAGCAGTTCTTGAGTTACTAGGTCCTACCGGTTGAGTATTTCCAGCACCACCGTTACCTGCACCATCAGCTTGACCAGTGCTCGTAAGAGATGTTTTCCCGACACCTTTAACAGAACCGTAAGTTGCAACATCTAGTCCTGCAAGATTTAATATATCCTTTTCTCCTTTAGGTGAAGCATAAATTTTACCACGTCCCATATTAAACATATTTTCAATGTCTGCCTTATCTCTAGGTTTACCGTGCTTACATGTTATAGCAAACTTACATTCAGTAGGGAAATCATCTGCACCTAATCCCTCGCCTAGTGTCATGGTAGTATTATCAATGATCATGTTTCCCATCATAGTAATAGGGTTCAAAGGATTTCCTATCGTAACATGCCAATCTCCAGTAGGTTCCGAACTAATGAATGCTTTGGTTGCAAAACTTCCTGTTCCTGATCCCATATTCTCTCCTAAGAATTTACCTAACATATTACCCAAGAATTGTTTACCTATTTCAATACCACCATCTATTATTGATTCCGCGGTAAAATTACCATTACTATCTCCAAAGGTATTTGAAAAACCTGTTGATACATCATCGACTACACTTCCAACATATCCGCTAAAATCACCTTGTCTTAATTTCTTTATGTCTCCAAATTGAGAAGCAACAAACCCACCTGACCCGTAAAATCGATGGCCTCCTCCAAAAAATTGACCGTTATTGTAAGTCATTGTCATCATGTTAGTCATAACATCTATCATAGCTAATTTAGGGTTAACAAATGCTAACGATTTAAGTGAGTACTCAAAGTTAAGAGTTAGGTCATTTGCAAAATTTAGACCTGCTTTTCTTACGAATGTTTTGTTAACGACATTAACTGGTCCTAATACAAAGTTAGCATAAGTTGTACCTAAAGTATCTCCACCTGCAAATTTTTGTTTTCTAAACTTTTCACCTGCTTTGACTCCTTTGAACACATCGGCTGTGGCCTTACCTATGCCACCTATGTCACTATAGAAGGGCTGTTGTGTATATCCTCCCTGTCCAGTATCGTGTGATTCCATCTCAGCGGTTTCTTCTTCATACGTTAGACCAAAAGAGTAGTTTAATAATTCAGATAATGGATTTCCTGCTTTCTCTCCCATATAAGTAACAGCAGTAACACCTGCTGGTTGTGTTCCATCGACTCCACCGTTATTATCTTTATGTGATCTAATTTTAAGATCATAAATGTTATCGTAACATGGTTGAGCAAATCTTCTAAGTGTAATGAGGTGGTTTACAGGTATCTTTTTGTAATACTTACCGTACAAAAAATCTGAGGGCTGGTAAGATATGTGAGGCCATCTTTCTCTAAAGAAATTAATGATCCTGGTCATATTTACATTTTTAGCTCTGTCGAATGCTGGTCCCTGGAAGGCACTACCTCCCCCTTCGAAGATGTTACTACCTATATCTCTATATCCTCCGTACATTTGAGGATCTGAATCTAATCCATAATAAAGACCTTTAAAATTAAAAAGAGCGTACTTATTAGCTATTGACCGAGGAATCTTTGTCTCCTGCATTCCAATAGGAATGGATAGGCCATCTGCTATCATTGACTGGCTATAAAAATATTGAGCACAAGCATCAGAAACAGATTGAGAGAAACCTCTTCCAGCAGCATTACTTCCATCTCCGTAAGCTTCATTTAAAATTGAAGAATTAGAATTAGGACCAGCGTGTGGTGTCTGTGCTTCTCCAGCACTACTATTTGCACCTACTTCTTGCCCTCCGGATCCATCTGCCATTATACAAACCTTTTTTTTATATATCTAACTTAGACTGTCAAGGTACTTATCTATGTCTATATCGTGATCCTCGAAATTATCTTTCCAACTTCTTTTAATCCTGATATCAAATTCTTTTTTACTATCTACCGAGAAAGGTCCTTTGAAAAAGGGACGAGTTGCTATCATCTTAACCTCTTTGAGATTCTTAGAAATGAGATAGAACTGTACCCGTTTAAAGAGCTCTTCCAACTGCACCCTAGTCTTTGTACACATTATAGAATCGATGATGAGGTAAAATCTTTCTCTGTCGGAATCATTAAGCCTCTTTTCTAAAACCTGTACATTAGTAAAGTCTTCTTTCTTCAATCCTATGGTCTTTGCCCTCTTCTTAAAGCTGTGATGAAAGTTCATGTCAAAGAAATTTTCATTAAGAAACCTCATCGTATCATAAAACTTAAGGATCCTAATTTTGTACTTAGGATTGACAGGATCCCACTGAGTATCAATGATGATCCCTTTAATTGGTATCTGTACATTAGGTTTTGTGTGAGATGTCAGAAGACAGTACACGTAATCACCCTTATTGAATATCCTATGTTTTTTCACGAGAATACTTTGGTACCATCAAAAAGCTCGGTAACACCGTTAAGACAAATATCTTCTGTGTAGTGAATGTTATATTCCTTTTCTTTTTTCATGGACCATTCCTCGACGTACTCTTTGATGTTGTTTATTATTAACTCATCTAACTCACTTAACACATAGAACACTTTCCCAGTGTTAACATTTTCTAACACGCTTTGTAATTGTTTGATTAAGTAAGATGAGACAACTGCGTCTGAAGGCTCGTATTGGTAATAATCATTTTTGGTCAGTTTATTGACTATGTCAATATAATTGATGCAATCCCCGTCTTCAATTGACCCTAAATACTTCTTTATTGTTATAGCATTTTTAGAGTATACAAAATTGAAGGCTAGAGAAATCTCTTCTACTTCTATTGGTTTAATCTCTTCTACTTCCATTGTTTCAAAAGTTCGAGCTCAGCCTCTAGCTCAGCTATTTTTTTATCTACCTCCTCTTTATTAGGTTCATAGTGGCTGCCCCATTCTGTCTTCATTGTCAAATTGTTCTTATTAAATTTGTTACCTGTCTGTACACCTAAGTCCTCACATATCTCAAAAAGAAATTGAACTGTGTTAGTGAAAGTTTTTTTATTATTAAGTTCGTACACATTAACACTGGCGGTAGTTTCTCGACCACCGCCTGCATTTTGGTTGACTACTCTTTTAATGACACCGTTTGCTGCTGGTTCAAGAATGATGTTTATCATGAAGCTAATCTTTTATTACGAAGTGCATCTGCATCTTTCATAAGTTTACGTGCTATCTTTTTATCTTTGTGCCA